CCGCACCCGGATCTCAGCACTGTTTCCCAGCCCGTCCGCGCCGTCCTCTTCATCCGGCTTGCTGTGCTGGATAAATGCTGTCACGGACGCGGGGTCTCCACCGTCGGGCGTATAGCTGACGGCTTCGACCCCGGGCAAATCCGTGTCATACAGGATGTCCAGATCGGACAGCGCCTGTTCTTTGGGTGTCTGCGGGGCCATTGTTATGAATGCTTACGTAACGATAGTATCGGTAAACAGGCACCCTGCGTCCGGGCATGTTACTTTCGCGTCAAAGCACTCACTTGCCTCAACGAAAAAGGATTTTTCAGCATTTTCCCACCACTTGCGTACGCTCCGGTAAACATCGGATGTGATCTCATTGATCATCTCCGAATCCACAACACCCTTCCAGTTAAACACATAACCAGCGGAAGGCTCTTCAAGCGCCGGGGCGGCTGGCCGGTAAAACAGAAGCGCCGCGCCTTTGGTGGCATTGGTTTCCCACAGGTCCACAGCATTAAAATCCGTTCCCGCAACGACTTCTTCCGCGTCAGAATAGATGGATCCGCCGATGAGAACTTCATCCAGCTCAAAAAGCTGCGCAAGGGTCTGGGCGGTTACATCGGCCGGCTTGCCCTGCGTGCCGGTATATTTGATGCGCTCAAGCACTGTGTATTCCTGCTTGCAGTTCATGAATGTTTTGGCATCCATGAGCAGCACGTTCGGATACACGCCGATGAGTTTGCGAATAACCTCTTTTTGTGCCAGTACGTCGGCAATAAAAGTGTTTCCGGATCCATCAGCCGTTGCCAGCCAGCCAGCGGCCGCATCATCGGTCGTGGTCCAGTTTGCTGCCGTCACGCACAGATCAGATACCACTTTTTCTTTTGCCAGCATCACAAGGTTGGTCGCAAAGTTGACGCCGGTTTGAAATGGCTGCAAAGCCACATCCGCGTTATTGATCAGCTCAATAGGCACTGGATGCGCGAACGCGTATTCCTTGCAGGAATAGGTGTCACTGGTGATCGGATATCCGCCGCGATTCGCCCGGGTGGCGGGTCCCCGAACTCCGGCGGCGTTTCTAAACCACGCGCCTTTTAAAAATTTGTAAAAATAATCGCTCTGCTTGTTTACCGGCACATTGGGAAACACACGGTCAGCAATGAACATCTGGTTTTTATACCCGATGCTGATATTGGACAGTGCCGCGTCTATGTGAGCGCTTTTGGGTGTAGGTTGCATTTTATATTTCCTCCGTTTTTAATTGATTTTATTAATTTGCGTGGCCAGCACTTCAAAATATGGGGTGGTTAAATTAACCGGCCGGCACACTCATTTCATGCAGGCAAAGCAATATAGCGCCCACATCATCCTCAGCACCGGATGCCTCAATACATAAACCGCGAACGATATCCCCTTCCGTATCCGCGGCATCACCCTTGCCGTTGTCCGATGTGCTCACATATTCGGCCTTTAACAGCGCCTCAACCGCGACAGCAGCATTCATCACAAGTTTAGATGTTCCGGCAACACGAACAATCGCTGTCTCTCCATCTTCAGGGGCATTTTGCAGCACCCCGATCGGTATATCGGTCGCCGCGTTCATCAGTTCCACTTCCGTGTCGTTTTTCTGTACGACAAACCGGTATTGATGAGTAGACATATCCTCAGAGGCCTTGAATGGAATATCCATTCCTCCAAAATCTTTAGCCATTTTTCATTCTCCTATATTAAAAGGTTTATAGTCATTGCGAGTCCCGCTGAATCGGGACGAAGCAATCCCAATTCTTTATTGGACCGGGTTGGGCGTCCATTCGTCCGCCAGATCCGGATTTTCTTTAAAAATCTGCACCTGGGCCTGGTCCAGTGGGATGCCTTTTTCCTTTGCCCGCTCCGCTGCCATGGCCATCAGCTTCTTGTCAGCCGGCCTGGTATCCTTCTTGTCCGGATCCTCATAATCCTCATCCAGCTGCTCCTGGCCCAAAGGTTTTGTCGCGTCGCTTCCCAGCTTCTCCAGCCCGTCCTTTTTTTCCTGCTTCAGCGCTTCATAAAATTTCTGAAACGCGTCTCCGGACGGGGTTCCGTCTTCGATTACAGACAGGGTCACGGCTTTATTGCCGTCGGCTTTTAAAATCGCCACCACCCTGTCCCGTTCCGCCTTCGCTCCGCTGAAAAACGCGTCATCACGTATGGATTTCAGCAGCTCAGGCGCTTCCTCTGCCAGTTTTTCAAGAGTAAATTCCATAATGTCGTCCTCCGTATTTAATTTTTGTGGTTCTTCATTATATTCAATAGCCACAGGAGTCTTTTCCTCTGTATCGCTGAACGCGATTGCGGCAGTATCACCGTCCGCTCCCAGGCTCACAAAACTTACTTCACCCACTTCACTTTCCAGCCAGATATCAGCCGGGCCTTTGATCTCCTGGCCGTTGACTATTTCGGATTCCTTTTCATCCCGCAGGCGCTTGACTTTTTTAGCCCGCACATACATGCTCGCCTGCCACGGGTATCCCTCATCTGCCAGGGCCAGCACTTCTTTCGCAGCATGGGTAACCTTGGAAAAATTTCCGGACGCGTACAGTCCGTTTTCATCAGTCCACGTTTTTCCGGAGCCGACTATCCGGTCGCATTCGTGCTCTCTGAGGATGGGCATTTTCTTCTTTGTTTTGATGCCGGACAGGGCAATGATCAGCGACCCCCAGAGACGATCAATCACCGTTCCTGTATATGCAGTAATTAGAAAAGATCTCTTTTGATCTTTTCCGCCTCCGGATCCATCGCCGGCCGCCAGGATCTCCACAGGCAGACTCATGCCCAGCCTGGAGCGCTGTTTGTTGGCATTGTCCCAGTCCAGATTGCACGCGGCATATGCGGCTTTTTGTTTTTCTCCGTTGTCCATCCGTTCTGTGGTGCACCGTTTTAAAAAATCCTGTTTGCCTTCATTTGCTTTTGGTTTCATGTTTCACCTCTCAATTTATTTCGAGGAATTATTTTTATGTCATTGCGAGGAGCAAAGCGACGCGGCAATCCCCACGCCTCACGCCTCTGGCCCCTTGCCCGCTTCAATGCATTTTTTGCACACATCAGCCACACCGAGCCGGCCCTTTTTATCTTTTTCAAATCCGTCGAGCAGCTTGACATCCCCGCATCGCGCGCATGTCTTGATCGGGCTTATGATATCCTGAACCGTTTTTTTATTTTTTTTACCCATATTGCTAAAAACTCCTTAACACCCACACATCGATCGGCAGATGATACGCATTGATTGCCCTGTCCAGCCGGGTCAAATATTTTTCATCTGGTTCTGATTCCAATATCAGAACAATCCCGGCACGCTTTCCGGTCATCAGCGAATAATACAGGCTCTGCCCGATCGCTTCCGCCCACTTGGCAGCGAAATCGAACTCAACAGCATGTGTCCTCGTCAGGCAGTCGCAGCGGGTTTGATCCTGTAATACAACCTCTACCTGTCCGCCGGCTTCACTGCACCATCGCTCCTGGTACCACTTCTCGGAATGCAAATGGCCGGCAAATGCCAGTACACCGGCGCCAAGTGCCAATAGAATAAACAACTGTATCTTGAAAAATTTAATCATCGTCTTTTTTCGGATCGGGCACTTCCTTTTTTTGTTTCCCGGGTTCATCTTTTTTAACATCAAGGTCCAGATCTTTTATTTTCTCCTGCTCCCGTTTTCTTTGTTCAAATGTTTCTTCCCAGTCATCACCCTGGGCAGCCACCTCCTGTGCGTAGGTACTCAGGCAGGAATCGATCCGCTTGATCGCCGCGTCCGTTTCCTTTACAGGATCCACAAACCCCCAGCCCCCGCCGATCCAGTTGGCCCTTGTGTATTCATGCTTGTATTTGTAAAAGTCCGGCGCATTGAATTCATCCCGCAGGTACGCTTCCTCCAGGACCAGTTCCCAGATCGGCTGGTTAAACTTCATCGAAAACCAGTTGCGCCAGTTCATAAACATCCGCCGCCCTTCCAGCAGTGACGCACGGGCGGATGAATAATTTGTCTTTGAAAAATCTTTGACCAGCAGCTCATACGGCATGCCGATGCCCACACCGATCAACCGCAAAACCGTCTCAACAAACGGAGCAAACGCGTCCCCCGGTCGCTTCGGGTCCACCGTGTTGATTGATTCACCGACATTGAGATATGACACCTGTGCAGGCTCAAGGGATTGAATGCGTGCGTTTGTGGTTGTTTCTGTTTCTGTGGCCATAAAATTGGCACCGGCCATGGGATCAGCTTTCGTAATAAATACCGCCAGGCACGCGGCCACCCTGGAGGCAACCACTTCCGCTTCCAGGTAGTCTGCCAGATCTTTGAAGTAGGTAAGCACCGGGGCAAAGAACGGGATGCCGCGAACCTGCCCCGGGCGCTTTGTGGGGAAAACGTGCAAAATTTTAGGCCTGCCCTCATTGTCCCGGGCAGCGATCTTTTTATATTTATCCAGCGTATTTGCCTGCTTGATCCAGTATTTGACCGGCTGGCCGCGGCTGCCGAATTCAATGCCATGTTTAATGGTATTTTTCCCGGTGGTTTTTGCTCTCAATGGCGCTGTCAGCCGATCGGATTCGTGCAGCTCAATGCACCGGCCAAACGGCCGCCAGGGCTCCTCCGCCCAGGTAGGGATGGCAATGATCTCGCCATCTTCAATAATTTTGGAAATCGCCAGAAACTGGATTTCATCCATGGTCAGCGTATTGGCGGAGTCCGCAAGCGGGCAAAACTTCTGCCAGGCAAGCTCCGCCTGCTTCTGCAGATCCTTTGCCTTTTCCTCGGATATGCCGATGGTGTCCGCGCGGATCCTGGACTGAGGTGTCAGGCCGTTTCCGACAATATTGATTTTGAGTGTATCTGTGGCGCCCGCGGCAATGGGGTCGTTTCTGTTTTGATGGCGGGTGCGGGTGCGAAGCGTGGCCAGATCATAAGAACCCGGAGTGGTGGAATCAAACAGCCCCGGCAGGATCCATCCGGCCCGGGTCCGTGGCGTGTTGGCTGCGCTGTACTGGGATGACAATGCCAGAACGGTCCGGGCCTTTGCCCGGCTGACCGCCCACCCTGGAGCCACTGCCTCGATGAGACGATCAATGCGGGTTTGCGATTGACCCGGCCGATGGCTCATGATGC